TTGTTGATAAATACCGCCCAGGGAACGGACTGGACCGTCAAAGGTAGAAATAGCCATGATAACTCCGCGTAGTAGCGCATCCTCATACCGTCTCTACTAAGTCTGCTAGGCCAGTCGGTATGAGTTAAATCCTAGTAGGGTGGTTGTATCAGTTATTAGTGTTGGAGTCAATCAGCTTATTGGACTTCAAGAGGTTTTCCTCTTGCGTGATTACACGCAAATTCCATGGGACGTGTAGGCCGCATATGATTGGGTTGATAAGAGGAATGATGTGATCAACAACATACCGCTCACCAGTTATTTTTGTTAAACGCATGGCATGTAAGTAGAGCCCTTTGATCGCCTCTTTTTGCTCTTGCGTTATCCATGGGGGTGTTGCGTTTTTGTGGCGGCGCTTCCTAACGCTATTGAATGCTTTATAAAGATCTGGGTTTTGTTTCTTGTATTTCTCTCTGTGTCTTGTTCTTTCCTCTACAGGTCTTGCGTTTGCCCTGGCTATAACTTGCTCTTTATTTGCTTCGTAATACCTGCGCTTTGCTTGCTTGCCGGCTTCAGATTCGTTGTATGCCCGGAAGTACTCAGCCCTTGTTACGTTAGCTTTTTCCCATTCAACCTTTAGGCATTCAACACAAGACCCCTTTGTTTTGCGTGGCGCGATGTGGCCATGCTTACACGGCTCACCAGTGTAGTAATACTTTGCCCCAGTAGCTTTTGCTTCTGGGCGTGATTTAGGTAAATTAGCGATGTCCATACTATCTCCTGTTATACGACACTGGAAATTATAGGACAAATAAAAGGGGGCGTCAACCCCCTCTTATTGGAGCGTAATTGCTTACGCGCCTTGGCTTCCGAAGATTCCTAAAGGATCGGAAACGCCAAAACTATAACGCTCCCTTGCTTTATATCTTACGTTACCGGTGTCGAAGTCCCCGTCCATTCCAGTACTCATCGGTGTCCGCACGAAGTGCTTCAATCCGTTGGGTACATCGGTGGTGAGGAACCAGCCGTTCGTGTCGGTCAAGAAGTGGTTGATCGTATAGCCTTCTGGGATCGAACCGTTGTTCTTGATGGCGTTGATGTCGTTGTTGTTGGTGCCGACACGGAGTTCGGTTTCCAACAGACGCGTTGCCACGAACTGGAGGTTGGGAGGAACGATAAGCTTGCGTGGGCGAGCTGCAATCAACAGATCACGTTCGTCGGTCCAAGCTGCGATTTGAATGACTGCGTTTTCCAACGAAGTCTCGTTCAAGTCTGCCTGGGTCGCGGGCGTGTTGCTGTTAGTGCCGCCGGATACAAGAGGATGTGCTGTAGAGAACAGAGGCTGGCCGTCACCGTAAGTAACGCTTGATGCCCATCCGTTGTTCAATACGGCTGCTGCTTTCACCTGCTTGGTGTATGCCATGGCGCGTGCAAGTGCCTTGGTATAACGTGAGCTGAGCGAGTCGTACAGGTTGTCTTCGATTGCCTCTTCGGTAATCGAGAAACCCATAGCAATCGTCTCATGGGTGTAGCGAGCTGTCCAAGCTTCCTGCGCGTTGTCATAACGAATCGCAGCGCCTTCGTTCTTGACCGGTGCGGCCGAGAATCCAGACAGCTTGGTTTCCTCTTCAAATGAACGCTCAGAGGTCTCGGTTTCGTAGATCTCTTTGTGTTCTTCGCCATAACGAGCGTACTCAAGACCGAACAGGGCGTTCAGGCCGGGGAGCAGCTCTTTCAGTAGTTGTGCGCGTGAAATAGCCATTTAAGTTTCCCCTTACAGTCCGACTGGGTTGTTGTACGCATGACCGCCCGTAACCACGCCAGTTGCCTGCACCACGTAGGCTGCATTGAACTTAACGATGATTTCTGGGTAGTAAATCGTACTGCTATATGTGAATGCCGTATCGGGCACCACATCAATGATTCGCAACGGCAATGTCTGTGTCGTTGCACCGGTTGCAATATCTACTGCGTAACGGCTGTCCTTGGTCGTGGTATTCAAGGTGTTTGCAACCATGGCTACGTTCAGACCGATGTCTGTGTACTGGAAACCAGACGTGGTCGAAACTACCGTGGTTCCACTAACACCACAAACCTGGAACAACTGATCTGGATCTTCACAGACATAAGCAACAATATATGTGTTGCTTGCTACTGCGGTGCCAGAAATCCATGCTTGCGAGAACGTGGGTTGACCAGTTACAGCAGAAACAAACGTACAGCCCATGAATACACCAGCAAAGCCAGTGACCGGGGCAGCAGTTGTCTCGGTACAAACAACAATGCAACCATTGTTGTCAAACTTCACAGGGTCACCAAAACCAATGCTCGATGCGCTGGAGTTTACGATCCGGCGCTGACGAGTGGCTCCGGCAAACACCTGACCGCCGATCAAGTTGATCGGACGCAGGCCATATGGGCCTGAAATCGTCGGGTAAGCCATTTGAGTTACTCCAAATGAGGTTATCTTTTACCGAATTGGACCTCGGTGCGTCTGTCATTAAACAGTGGCATCCGTGGGTCGTTTTCGCGCATAAAGTTGCTGTCCACACTCTTCATCCAATCGTTGGCTTGCTTCAGGTAATGGGTATTACGCTGATCAACCATCTCAACGGGAGCGCGGCACAACATTAATCCACCAATCTCAATATTGCCGGTTTGAGGTCCGGTTGCGAGCAGGGCTCGGGTTACCTCGGGATAGTCTTCCCACTTGCATGGTTCAAATCCATCCTGATGACGGCTGGCTACATTCCTTGCGTCGGACTGCCCCAGTACTGCGGTGCGTACCCAACGATGTCTCCAACCTTCCCGCGGGAGAGGATCGGGCAATGAGCTGGGCGGCTTCCATTGCTTCGGACGTTCCGTGGTTTCACGGGTCTGTGCTTCTCTGGATTCGCGGCTCATAACTTTCCTTCCATGCGTAGTTTTGCCAATTCCATGGCGTATTTTTCAAGCGGAACTCCAAGCCTCTTGGCCGTATTAGCTTCTGAGGTTGTCAGCTTCAGTTTTTTAGGTGGCGAGCTGCGCGTTGCCGGGGCAACCACCGAAGCAGGAGGCTTTGCTTTTTCCTCTGGCGGCTCCCGATCGCCAAAGTACTCAGGGAATTTCTCCCTTACGCGAGAATTAATCTTCTCGTAATACTCATCCGTCAATGCGTAATGTTCGCCATTTTCCCGAGTAAGCTTTTTATGCAGGCCCATGGCAAAAAACGTCATCTCATCATCTACCCCAGGCTCGCCTGATTGACCAAACCACTTATTATTGGCCTTCCAGGTTTCTGCTTTGCGGTCTTGATAAGTATTCTGCTGAACATTATAAGCAGGGTTTTGTTGCTGTGGCAACTCGGGCGCTGGTTCGGGCGCAGCGGGTTTGAAGTTTTTAACCCGATCAGCCTTTAACATCGCCACATTTAATGCTTTCTGGGCTGCCAATATCCTGTCAGATTCTTGGCTATCCAACGCTTCTTTATAACTACGCTCTGCCTCAGCTACCTCTTTATCTGTGGCAAATTGCATCGTCTTTATTAACGTGCTTTCACCCGTAGTTAGTTTCTCTTTCAGCTTTGCATTTTCTTCAGCAATTTGTTTTGCATAGGCAATAGCTGCCTCACGCTCACGCTGCGCCTCTTCCTTGGCTCTGCGCTCATCGTGATACCCATGCTTCAAATGCTGAATGCGTTTCTTTACATTATCTGAATACTGTTTGATTTCATCATCAGGTATCTCAGATGGATCACCCTTTAATGGCGTCGCATTCCTATCCGCCTCGGGGCGATCGTCAACAATCTCGATCTCTGCCTCACCCTCGACTTCAAATTCAATCTTCTCTTCACTCATAACTTCCCCTTTATGCGCGGCTATAGCCACGAGGATCTTGAACCACACCCTCTATGGTGTCGTCGTTGATCAAACGAAACTCCCGTCCGTGAATCTTGAACCGGGTTCCTGAATAAGCACGCACTAAAACAAAATCGCCTTCCTTGCACCATGGTCCCGTTGGGAACTTTGCCGCATCCTTATAGCAATCCGGTCCCATCTTCAGTACAAACAAAACAACCGTGCTGAACTCTTCAATTTTTGCAAGCGAATCAGGCTTGAATAAACCATTGGCAAACTTATCCTCTACCTCTGGTAAGGCGCATAACATCCGATAACCCGTGGGCTCCGGGAGTTGCGTTGCTTCCTGCTGAGAATCCTCAGTAATATCACTCATCGTATTCCTTCATTCGATTGGCAAGGTCTTCGTTGATGCGCCTTGCGACCAAAAGACCTTGAATCTGGCCGCAGACGAATTTGTACTCCTCAAAACTCTTCATGCTCCCTTGCGAGAGTTGTCCTTCTAAATACCTAATCTGTTTATCAATCTCTAGCTCTACAGCTTCGGCGTAATTCATTTACCCATCCTTGCTAAAGACTGATCGCGCTGAATATCCGCCGCCTTATCAATCATCTTGGCCGCTATATTCTGCTCAGCTATCTGGTTCATGCTCTGAATCCGTTGCTGCTCAAGCATCACCTTGTCCTGCTGAGCCTGTGCTTTCAACATAATGTCAGCCTGATCCTTCTGAGCCTCACGCTGCTCCTTCTGCTGCTTAAGCGCCAACTCTGCCTGTTGCATCTGGACCAAAGGATCTTGTGCTTGCTGTTGAGCCTGCTGTTGTTGAGCCTCTGCCATGTGCTGCTGTAGTAACTGCTGGGCACCTCGCGCTGCAAGCCTTGAGATTTCAACCTCAAAGTCTTCAGGCAACGGCTGATCTGGTGGTGGCAATGGCACACCAAGCTGCTGCTCGATCTGCTTACGGTACAAGAACGCCATGTGCTCATTGATATGGGCCATGGCCGCAGCCATCATCACACCGCCCTGGGGATTTTGCTGCACTTGCTGTCTCAACATCGGATCTTGGATAGCCGCCGTATGGACCGCCAAGTGAGCCTCATGATCTTGGTAGATGAAGGCTTTCACTGGCTGCATCGTCAGTATGGCCATGTTCTCCGATACCGGATCACGAGGTTGCTCTGCTTTAGCTGCTGGGATCAGCTTATCAATGTTCTTGATACCCAAGACTTCCAACATGCGCTTATGTAACTCAGGCATGTCATAGATCTGTGGAGCCTGTGCTGCCAACTGTAGTACTGCTTGATACTGAGTAACCCGCTGTGCAAGAGTCGTTGCATTAGGATCAGAGACTGGTATGACATCAACCAAGTCATAGTCAGCTTGTTTGACCAGCCTTCCACCTGGCGCATCTACGTCGTAGCTATATTCCGTAGGTGCATAGTCTCTAATAATAGAAGCAAGAAGCTTGAACTCCTGACGCATGGAGTAGTGAAGTCTTGCCTGCACCGCAGACATAACCTTGAGGGTTCTCTCCAATACGGCAAGCGTCGTACCAACCGGTGTATTCGCGGACAAGTCCGAAATCTGCATATCAGCCGTTGCTGCAAACCGGCGGCCTTCTGCAACAATTGTTTTAAGTAATTCAAAAAGAACCTGGCTTGGCTCTTTGTAAGGTAGTGGAAGGATGTTGTCCCTAATAGAACCTGATGGCACATCCACATCCCTGAACTCACCCGGCGCAATCGGTGTGTCATCACCCTTGACTCGCAGGCCGCGGGACTTCAATCCACCAGGCAGGTTCGATAACGTACCGGCATCCACCAACTGACGGATCAAAGATGTTCCCGACTTGGCAAATGCACCTACCAAGTGGATCAATCCAAAGCCATAGAACCCAAAGCCCGGAATGTACGGGTAATGTACAAAGTGCATCCGCTTGAGCTTTAACGGATCCTCTTCATACCAGTTCCTACGGATAGCTAGGATCTTGTTCGTGCTTTCATCAATCGTCACCACATAAGGCAGTGCAATTTCCGTGGGGCCGTTCTTGTCAGTATCTTCAAATCCTGGAAGATCTAGCTCTACGTGCATCTCAAGAATGCGATACCTGTCATCCATCGTGGCTGACATACCTTCTTCTTCAGCCTTACGCTTTTCTACCTCACTTAATACCGTGGATGGCTCGCCTAAATCCACATCGCGCCAGAATCCTGCGTGCTGAAGCTTCCTCACTTCATTTTGTGTCTTACGCATGATGTGCGTAATCCTTGGCGCCGACCTTAAATCACTCGCACCAAAGGGAACCACAATATCCTCTGCCGGAATAAACATAGATACCGGCCGTCCAAGCGAAGGATCGTAGTAAACCTTCTTAAATGCCGACCCTGCCAAGGCCAAGGACCAAAGCATCTTCTCGTGCTCAGGTCTGTACTCAGGCATCTCTTCCGTTAAACGGTAGTTCATGTCATCTTTGACACGCTCTGCCGCATCCTCTTTCTCTTTAGTAAGCGATCCAACAATCTGCGTCTTCACCGGCCCCGAGGCAGGGAAAGTCTCCATGATGGATTCAGCTTGGAACCGTACGGCAGCCTCTGACAGCAGTGGATAAAACACACCGCACGCCCCAGGCCATGGTTCTGTACGCTCTTCGTACTTCAAACCAAGAAGCTTCAATCCATCAGCGTAGGTATCTACCCATTCCTTTCGAGATGACTTGTCTGTCTCATAGTCTTGGATCAGATCACCAGCAATAGAAGCCAGATCCCGGTCATCCATATACTCAGCAAGGTTGGCATCAAAATCTTCTGGGCTTTCACGCTCTGCCTCAAAGACAATCTCTACGCCATCTGCTGATATGGCTAACGCATCTGGGTTCTCAATCTCAATTTCCACTTCCGTGGGCTCTTCCATGGCGGCATCAAGACCTAATGGCGCAGGATAAAGTGCAGGTTCCATCTTGGCTCCTAGTAATAAGCAACCTTGCGCCGGTATATCGGCTCGCGGTCTTCATCATCTGATTGCAGGCTTAAAAAACCGCCCGTCCTAAAGCGTAATAAGGCTTGGGTCATCGAGTCTACTAGGTCATCATGCTCGCCCGAAGGAAAAGCTGCGACTTCCTCAATCAACTCATCCGCAAACTTACGCTCCGGCACCCAGATCCGCCCCGAAGCAAACAGATCCGATACAGCATTGAGCCTCACGATCTTGTCGTTTCCTTTGGTAGGACTGTACTCGCTGACCGGTATACCCATCCTCCTGAGTTCAAAGACCAACGGGCTTCCTGCTGCCTTGGCTTCAACCAAAAATACATCCGGTTCCCACTCGCGGTAGGTTTCATAAGCCTTCTGCTTAAGTTCAGGGAATTCATATCGGTCCTTAAACGCATCCAGCAAGATGATATTCGTTTCTCCCTCCTCTGTCGTCCACACACCCCATGTAGTACAAGCAGAAAAGTCAGCCCTATTGTGCTTAAGAAACGCCGTGTCCCAACTCTGAATCACAAAATCACATGGCGGCGGCCTATCACCCTCCCAAACCTTCCACCACTCTCGCTTAACAATCGCACCTTCCTCAGCCGTCGGCTGTTGCTGGTACTGAGCATTCCATTTACCTACCGGCAACTCCTCTTTAAGCGCCAGTAATTCCTCTAACTTCCAAAACTCAGGCCAAACAGGTTTACCTGACGGCATAATCGCAGGTAATTCAATCACCTCCCAATCATCGCCACCTCTTGTTTGGCTTGCTTTAATAACTTGGCCCGTAAGGTCTCTCAACGACCACCTAGTCATTACAATAATTATAGCGCCCCCAGGTTGTAATCGCTGCCGCGGCCCTGACGTATACCATTCATATACTGAATCAAATATATCTGGTTTATGAGCCGCTAATTTTGCTTCTTGTTCTGAATGCGGATCATCAATAATTAATAAATCAGCGCCTTTACCCGTTACAGAACCACCAACACCGATGGAAAAATACTCACCACCCTTATTAGTAGCCCATCGTCCAGCCGATTTATTATCTGCTTTGAGTTTTACATCAGTAAATACTTGATTATATTCTTCTGAATCAATTAAGTTTCTAACTTTACGTCCAAAACCAACAGCTAATTCAGCAGTATGTGAGGTCTGTATTATCTTTTTATTCGGATTCTTACCCAAAAACCAAGCAGGTAATAAATAACTTGCAAACTCAGACTTGGTATGTCGAGGCGCCATATTAATAATAAGACGTTTATTATGTCCATTAACAACATTTTCAAACGCCTTAGCCACGACCTCATGATGTTTACCAGGAATAAACCCTGGCCACATGCGTTTTACAAACCCCATGAAATCATTTTGAGCATGGGACTTTGCATCTTCCCTCTCTAACTCCTCTATCTCCTGAAGCAGTATCCGCTGCTCATCCTCAGTAAGTAGATGAAGCTTCCCGGCAGCTGCTTTGGCTAACTGCCTAATGTCCATCTTTCTTCCTAACCACCCGAACACTCCTAGGCTTACCAGGCGTCTTCTTCAAATACCCCTGCTTACACAGACTCTTCACCAGCCTATGCACATTACTCTTACTATCCTGTAGCAACACAAACCGTATGTCGTCATACGAAGGACCAAAGTGGTACAACTCCCACCAAGTCTTCACAGCCAGCAGGACTTTTGCCTCTGCCTGTGTCATATCAAACCTATCAAGATAAAACCAACACCCCACATCATCAAAACACCAGCAAAGTAATTCTGCGATGAATGCGATCTAGCCGGCGGCCCGTTCTCTGCCACCTTGTACCCAGCATACAGAAGCACAAGACCAACCACGATCTTCACTTCAACTCCCTAATCAACCCAGCACACACCTTCGCCCCAGGGTCCTTGGTATTCCTACCCCAGTCCTCACAAACCAAAGCACACCTCTCCCTCTCATGTATCTGTACTAACCTCATAAAAGACAACAAATCCCCAGTAGTACCTATCCACCCACCATCCCCAACCTTCATACCAGCACTACTGGCCATCTTCACCAGATTCATTCAACCTCCTCTGCACCTCTTCCCTAGCTTCCTCCCTAGGCTGCCACTCTATCTTCGGCACCTCCCCCATCGTCTCCGCATACCACCTCTTCGGATCCTCCCATATCGGCCTCTCCTTTTTTTTCCTACCCCCCGTATGGGAACCCACTCCCTCTTCCATGGGGGCCTCTTCTGAGGTAATTCCGCCCATGGACGGAATTGTAGACTTTAGTAGGGGGTGGGGGTCTTCTTCTGGGGCATCCAAAGAATGATCGGATGGTTCGTGTGGAGGTAAATTTTTTGAAGATGATTCGTGTGGATTATTGGACCTAGCGCCGCCCCCAGCCCCCTGGCCGCTTTGCCCCTCCCCCCCTACCGTGGGGTCGCCCTCGTGCCCCTGCGCGTGAGCCGGTGGGTGCGCATCCACGTCGATCACCCCGCCGAGCCGGGCTAGCTTTTCCCGCAAGCGTGCCGTGGTATCGCCTGCGCGTTCGTGCGTGATGACGGTGCGAGTCTGGAAGGCGTCGACGTCCGCAAGCTTGCCGAGTAGCTCGAGCGCACGCAGTCGGTCGCCGGGTTTTTGAGCCGTTCGCGCCTCATGCTGGAGAGAGTCGACGACAAAGTTTCTTATGTCGAGGGGGTTTTGCGAATACCTCAATCTGTTAACGCTCGTTTGCTGATCAATCCCTGCACGCACTTTTGGATTGGCCGCAATCCTGCTAGCTGTGCTGCTAATCGTGCTGCTACTGCCGCTCACGTCATACGCTTGCAAGTAAGCCTCTCGGTTAGTAGCTCCAGCTGCTACCGCTTGCACGAATTGTTTTTGCTTGGCTGTTAGGTCGACGTGAGGCATAAGCACTCTATCTGCTGGTATCCCTCTTCCCATTGCCCTTACTGCTGCCGCTGGTAGCTCAGGCGCCTCACTTGCCATGCTTTGCCCTTCCTTTGCCGTGTGAACGTTATGCGAACGCATTATGACCGTTTATCTGCTGCAGTCAACCGCATGTCAGCTAGAACCTGCCATTAGTCCATTTATACCCCTTAGCCTATTGCATACAATACATGACGAGACTATTATGTATTGCATGTTCAATCACAACCTGGAGATCACCATGACAACCGATCAAGCAATTGAACTTGCTCTCAAGCATGCTAACTGTTCCAGCTCTCACGCTTGTTTATATGATGCCGTCAGAGTACTAGACGCT